TGACCAACACCGAGACCCGCCTGTCCAACCTGGAGGCCAACTCCACGGGAGGCGGCTCCTCTCCGTCCGATCAGATCATGCAAATCATGGGGGTGTGGTAAGCGATGGCGAACACGCCGAAGCGCCTTTCCAGAGGCAACACTTCGACGACGCTCACGAGCGTCTACACGGTGCCGTCGAACACGACGACGATCGTGACGAACATCGTGGTGGCCAACTCGGGCACCAGCGCGGCGACGATCCTGCTCCAGCTCAACGGGCTGGCGATCATCCCGAACACCTCACTCCCCGGTAACGGCATCTTCACGCTCGACATCTCTCAGGTGATGGACGCGGGCGACACGGTCAAGATCCAGGGCAATACGACGACCTGCTCGTACTTCATCAGCGGAGTGGAGGTGACGGCCTGATGGGCTTCTCCGTAATCCCGGAGCCCGCCATCTCCGGCTTCACGGGCCCGCAGGGTCCGGCTGGCACGATCCCGTCCGACCCGGTCTTCTCCGGCTCGATGGCGGTGAACGACACCTCCGGCGACCCGAACATCGACATCAAGAAGAACGGGTCGATGCGGTGGAAGTTCCGCTCGGCAGGTACGGAGTCCGGCTCGAACAACGGCTCCGACCTGTACGTCGAGGCGTTCGCCGACGACGGCACCACGAAGATCAATGACGCCCTGTGGATCTCCCGCACCAGCGGGCAGGTCGTTGTCGGCCTGGCGGACAGCGCGCAGGGCGGCGTCAAGTTCAGCGTGAACGGCGCGATCGGTACGCGAGACATCGCGGCCGACCCGGCAACGACCGGGCTCGGCGCGCAGGTCTACTCGAAGGCCGGCAAGCTGTGGGTGCAGACCGCGAACGGCGCAGAGAAGTTCCAGGTCAAGGACTCCCTGCCGAGTACCGCGAACGCCACGCTCAACGCCTCGTACATGAGGGTCAACCTGAACGCGGGCAACTACCGCGCCTTCGGCTGGCAGAGCGCTGGCGTCGACCGGTGGCTGGCTCAGGCGGACGATGTCGCCGAGACGGGAAGCGCCGAAGGTTCGGACTTCCGCCTCTCCGGCCGGAACGATGACGGCTCCTTCAACAACACGCTGATCTACGGCAAGCGCAGCTCCGGCCAGATCGCCTTCGGTACGACCGCACTCCAGGGCACTGCGCGTGCCACCGTGGCTGGCGCTGTCGGCATGAAGGACATCTCAACCGACCCGGCAACGGTCACGGGTGGCACGTTCATCTACTCGAAGGGCGGCCTGGCCTACGTCAAGCAGGCGGACGGCACCGTCTTCCAGCTCGGCGCCGGTGGTGGCGGTGGCGCTGTCTCCTCCGTCAACGGCAAGACTGGCGTGGTCGCCCTGGCCGCGTCGGACGTGAACGCCCTGCCGACCGACGCGAACGGCGCGACGACCGGCGCCGTCACCGCGAAGGGCTTCGTCGTCAACTCGACGGACATCAACCAGAACCCGATCGTCACGGACTCCCCTTCGGGGCAGGCCGCTCGGCTTCAGGTGATGCGCGTCAACGGCGTCGACAAGTTCTCGCTCACCGCAACAGGCGCCCTGACGCTCGGCGGTGCGCTGACGTCGGTCGGCACGAGCCAGGTGGACAACCTCCGCATCGGAGCCTCCGCCTCCTTCGGTGGTGCGTCCGGCTCAGTCCTGGCGATGGCCAACGCCACCACGGTCCCGACGACCACTCCGTCCGGCGCTGTGCTGTATGTCGAGGGTGGCGTGCTGAAGGTGAAGCAGGCTGACGGCGCAACCGTCGTCGTCCAGAACCCTCCGGCCATCCCCGTCACCTCGGTGAACACCAAGACGGGCGCCGTCTCTCTGACGGCTGCCGATGTCAGCGCCATCCCGACGAGCCAGAAGGCTGCGGCCTCGGGCGTCGCCTCGCTGGACTCGACGACTCGCCTGCCGATCGCGCAGATACCCGCGGCGGTAGCGAAGAACGAGTGGACCCCGCAGGCGCTCGGCTTCCAGGCGTGGTCCGTCGACCCGGCCACACTGGCTACTCCCACGGTTGGTCGCTCGATCACGATCGGGCGCACCTACCTCGCAGGCTTCAACATCACCGAGCCGACCACGGTCAGCAAGCTCTTCGTGTTCGCCGCGGGTTGGGCTGGCTCGGGCGTCGTCCCGGCAGCCCGCTTCTTCGCGGGCATCTACAAGGAGGACGGCACCAGCCTCATCAGCTCGGGCACCACGGCACTCTCGAACATCGGGGCCGCCGGCCAGGAGGCCGGCTCGCCTACCGTGCAGCAGAACTCGCACGCTGGCGCTGTGCCCTTCCCGTTCACCGGGTCGGTCACCTTGCAGCCCGGCCGGTACTGGGGCGCCTTCCTGATGAGCGCCGGTACGGCCACCGACTTCTACTACTTCTACGCGCAGAACGAGGCGGCGACCAACACGTCGGTCTTCCACAACCTGTCGAGCGCGTTCGTCCGGAATGCGTACCTCAGCGGGATGTCCAACCTGACGGGCGCGATCACGAAGGCCAACTTCCAGCTCAACCACGACCAGATGGTCATGGCCATCGCGTAAGGAGTGTGCAAGTGGGAGCGTCCCTCTACCCGCCCCCGGTCGAGGCGCCCACGGTCGTCACGACCGGCCTGACCGCAGGCTCGGGCGTGACGGTCAACAACTTCCAGGCCAGGAAGATCAACGGGGTCTGCTCGTTCGGCTTCGACCTGGCCATCACCACCAAGTTCGACGCGGGTGCGACCGCCCCATACAACCTCGCCGACACGGTCATCGCCACGCTGCCTGCTGGGTACCGCCCGGCCCGTACGGTCACGGCGCTCTACTCGACCGGCTACGCGGACGGCGAGTGCGACGTCGAGGCGACCGGCGACGTCACCGTCCGAACCACGAACACGTACAGCCTGAACGTAGGCGAGACGATCCGCTGCTCTGGCGCATTCGTCCTGTAACCCAAGGAGGCCCCGCAAGTGGCGATCACGTCTTACCCCTTCGACAGCCAGGCTGTCACCGAGTCCGACTACTCCCGCCTCTTCCGAGAGTTCCAGTCCACTGGCGTAGCCGATGGCGTCGGAGGCAGCGCGTTCTACGCGTACGCGGACGGCACTGGCATGACCGTCAAGGTCAGCCCCGGCTTCGCCATCGTGCGCGGCCACGCCATCTACTCGACGGCGACCGAGGTGCTGACCGTCGCGGCATCCAACACCACCGCCCGAGTCGACCGCGTGGTCCTGAAGCTGGACCCGGCAACCAACTCGATCACCCTTGCGGTGAAGACCGGCACGGCCGGCTCGTCGACTCCGCCTGCCCTGACCCAGACGGACACGGCCGTCTACGAGTTCGGCCTGGCCACGGTCGCAGTCGGTGCCAGCGTCACCTCGATCTCTGCCGCCTCCGTGCAGGGCGAGCGCCAGTTCCTCGGGAACACGGTCGGCGGCTGGACCACCAGCACCCGCCCCTCCTCTCCGCGCATCGGCCGGCTCGGCTTCAACCAGTCGACCAACACCTGGGAGTTCTGGAACGGTACGGCCTGGACCTCGCTGGTCGCCGCGGTCGACTGGAACAGCCTGAGCAACAAGCCGGCCTCGTTCGCGCCGTCCACGCACAGCCACGTGTGGGCGGATCTCACCGACAAGCCCACGACATTCGCGCCGTCGAGTCACTCGCACGACTGGAACTCGATTACCTCGAAGCCCAGCACCTTCGCGCCGTCGACCCACTCCCACTCCTGGGACTCGATCACCTCGAAGCCGTCCACGTTCTCGCCGAGCTCGCACTCCCACTCCAGCTACCTGGAGTCCGGCGACACGATCGCATGGGCCAACGGCTCGAAGCAGCCGCACGCCCGTAGCGTCTCCGGCTCCGGCACGTACTACGCCGTGTGGGTCCGCGGCGACGGTGGCTTCTGCAAGAACACCAGCTCTCTCCGGTTCAAGCAGAACATCCGCGACCATGACGTGAACGCCGACGCTGTCCTGAACCTGCGGCCCGTCGTGTACGACCGGCTCCCGGACGAGGAGGGTGGCGACTACGCGCGGGACGAGTTCGGCCTGGTCGCCGAGGAGGTGCACGAGCACCTTCCCGAGATCGTCACGCGCGACGAGGACGGCCGCATCGACACCGTCCGCTACGACCTGCTGGGCGTTGCCCTGCTCCCCGTCGTCCAGCGTCAGGCCAAGCAGATCGAAGACCTCGAAGCGCGCCTGGCCCGCCTGGAGGCCAAGCTGTCGTGACCGCGATGGCCATGGACCCCAGTGTGCAAGTTGCAGTCGTCTCGACGGGCGGCACCGTGTGTGTCGCCCTCGTTGGCGTCCTCATCGAGATGATGCGGCGCCAGGCGAACGCGATGAGCGAAGTGCGCGAGAACGTGCAAGTGGCGCGAGACCACGTTGCCAACACACACTCCACGAACCTGCGAGACGACCTCGACTCCGTGATGTTCCGGATCGACCGGGTCATCGACGGCCAGGAGCGGCACAGCGAGGAGCTGTCCGCCCTGCGCAACGAGATCAACCACGAACGGCGCGAGCGA